CTACTACTCTAGCAGCAGTTGCTACCAATCCCCTACCACCAGTACCAGCTTTCATAGCTTCTCCCAATGATGTATTTTGGGATGAAATTCTTAGGATATCAGTACCATATAATACGGCTGATGAAAAATTAGCAAATGGAAGTAATCCAACCAATTCACTTTCAACTCTAGTTTCTGTAAATCTTTCGGTAGCTTTCCCTAATCTTATTTTATTTATTAAGGGTACTGATGTTTTATTAAGTAAAGGACTTATTGTTGATATCTGAATATCTTTACTATTTCTTACAGCAAATGCCTCTTGTGGTGTTTTACCCTCAAGTCTATCGTATTTTTTGTTTCTAAATAATTCTTCTAAAGTTGGCATTTAATTATCTTTTATGTTAATGCGAAATTATTTCTAGTACTATTGTCAGTTGTTCTAGTTATATTTGCAGTAACTTTATCGTTATCCATATAAACTCCTATTTTACCACTTGCCATATCCGCTCTAACACCTCTAAATTCGCTTATTAATGCATTTATCATACTATTGTTAGATGATGCCATAGGTGATACAGTTTGTACAGGCGATGGTTGTGATTGTGTTTGTTTTGAAAATAAATCAGTTCCAGCTATTACTGAATCTTTGTTATTAAGTTGTATTGCACCTTCAGGTCCCATTAGAGTTCTACTACCATATCCACTACTACCAGCACCAGGTGAAAATACGTCATCTCCAAAACTAGAAGCTTTAGATGCCGCCGCAAATAATGCACCAACCATAGTTGCTGCAATAACTGCACCAATTATTGGTAGTTTTCCCTGTCCACTAAAAATACTAGCTACCGCACCTAACATACTTTTACCTGCAGCTTGAGCATCGGCTATTGCTTGCATTTTTGCTAATGCAAATGTTTTTACTTTATTTGCATATATCATAGCAGTTAATGTAACCAATGTTCCAAAAAATCCTACTAATCCGGCTGTACTTGATGCTATGTAACCAATCACTTTAGCTATTGTACCAAATACATCTGCCATCATAACTAAAATAGGCATTAATGCTTGAAATGCAGGTAACATCCTACCACCAATTTGTTCTACCGAACCAGCTATGGCATTTTTAAATTCATCCATTTGACTCACTATTCTTTGTTGGGTTGCAAATTCTTCTGCTTTTTTCTTTAATTGGTCATCATTCAAATTACTAATATCAACTCCAGAATCTATAAGTGCTTGTGCATTTTCTAAAGTTTTTCCGCTCATTTTACCAAGCTTATCACGAATACCCAATTGTTTTTCAATTTCTTCCACTTCCATACCCGCTGCTGCAGCTAGGGCCTTTTTTGTATGATAATCTTGTTTAGTAAAATCTCCACTTTGCTCTAATGCATCTAATGTTGCTTGTTGTGCGCCTAAAATATCACCTTCATAAGCTAATGCTCTAGCTCTACTAAGATTAAATTGACCTCCCACAAAAGTTGCTGCTACTAATTCAGCTTCAATACCGGATTCAAAATCTAATAACTTTTCCGCATGGCTTCCGGCATCTTCTAAAGTTGTACCTAACATTTTAGCTTTTGCAGCGGATTGTATGAATAGTTGTACATTACCTTTCATGTGCTTAGAAAGAACTCCAGCACTTTTTGACATATCTTTAAACATTTCAGCAGGAGATACACCAACTCCTTCTGCTAACTTAGCCGCCATCATTTGAGTATTGGCTGCAGTAGCTTCAGATAATCCACCTATTTGTTCAAATGATGCTTGTATGGCTGCTGAATCTTGTGTACTAATACCCATTGTTGCCTTCATAAGAGATAATGAATCAACCGTACCTTGTGCGAAATGGAACATATCACTTTGGGAATTAGCCAACTCATTCATTACATCATAGGCATCAGCCATAGTAACTCCCATCTTTCTATACTCTAACCCAGTGTGATGGACTGTGTAGTCTATTTCTTTGGTCATATTATTGGTAAATCCTGTCTTCTCTTTATATCCTGCCGCAGCTTCATCCATTTCCATAAATGCATGTAGGCCAGCCATTAATCCAGCAGCTAATAATCCAGTAAGAAGTACACCTTTTCCAATATTCGCTACCATACCTTTTGTAAAATCCAAGGCCTCACTTATTGGTCCAGGAAGATGGTGCATAACAGCATGCATTTGTTCATGCAAAGCGTGCTGTCTTTCTAATTTTTGTTCTAATCTTTCATGAACTTCATATAACGTTTCAGCTTCTTCTTTTTCTTGAGCTGTTAAATGTGCTATACTTCGTTGGAATTTTTCTCTTTTTTGTGCTGATGTTTCGCTATGATGATGATGTGCATCTGCTTGCTTTGCCAAATCAATGGTTTTTAGTGCAATACCTTCCAATGTTTCCCTTCTTGCTGCTAGTAGTTTTGCATCTGCTTCAGAAGCCGTCATTTCATCTTTTTTTAGATTAACAAGCATAGTAGTCACATTGGCTAATGTGTTTGTGCTTGTTGTTTGCCCAGATATTTGTTTTTTAATATGCTCGTTTATTCCAGATATTGATTGGAATATTTTTTCTTCATACTCAGCACCTTCTTTTATTTTTTTTAATTGAGCAATCCGTTGAGCATTATTTGTTATCCTTTGCCTTTCTTGATTAATTAAATTTTGTAAATTTTGCCTTTCTTGACCTACAGCCGTTGCTATTCTTTTATTTATTTCCGCAATTCTTTCCCTGGTACTCACCTCTTTTTCTAAAAGTGAGTTTAATTCTCTCTGCTGGTCTGGGGTAAGATTATCAATTACTGCCATTTATAAAAAATTATTTAAAATCTTTGGGGTCTACCATATTATATTTTACCAATTGCTTCCACATTTCAGGTTGAGTATCTTTTACTTTTTGTAATTTTGGAATATAGCTTCTATTAATATCGTATAGTTCATCATCCAATTTGTTTAAAACTGGGTCATTATCTATAACTTGCTGCAAAGTTTGTGGTTTCTTTTTACCAAACCATCCCCAAAATTCATTTAAATTTTCTTTTGATATTTTGTATCGTTTCATAGTGTATATAGTTTAACATCTATAAATATCCCATAAATAAAAAAGTTAGGATTATCGTCTAACCCTAACTTTTGATGCTGATGCTGCTTTATTTGATTTTTCTATTTGTTCGTTTTCTTTTTTCTTTGCATCAGCTAATTTATTATAATAGAACATTCTCAATCGGGTTGGCATTTTATATAATTCCATAACAGTAAACCCGTTTCCGTAATTTACCATATCAAATATTTGAGAATGTAATTCTATACTATGACCCGGTGGTAGGCCAAAAAAAGCTAACCCCCAATGTGATAGGCGCCTCCTCCACCTCACCATCTTCATGGGTATGAGTATAAGTCATATCCATATCAGGAGATATTTCTTTAACATGCTGTCTGAATGCTCTACTATCTAAAGCTCTCATATTATTAACAAATCTAGTAATGTGTCCCACTTCAGAGTTTCCATCAACTGATTTAATCATATATCTCAAACGAGTTGTAATATCAGATGATAAATCTTTATTTAATTTTTTAAGAGCTTCAACTTCTTTATCTATATCGTTTTCATCACCATGAGTAAGAATTTTAAATACTATTTTGTTCTTACCATGTGGAGTAATATATTCAAATTCATTCTTATTATTAAATAGGGATAAATCCACATCTTTGGTTTTAACCTGTGTCAAATCCATATTTACATTTACATAATCTCCCTTTTTAGATGAATAAAAACTGAAATCATACTCTGGTCCATAACCCAATACTCTTGTTGCTAAAAGGATTGCGTTCTTATCACCAATTATAATATCTTTTGGGTTTACACTATCCACTATAATAGATTCAAATAGTTTATCCAATACAACACCTTTTTTGATAAGGTTTGTAGAAGAAAGAATATCTTCTTCCTTTGCTGTCATTAATTTAATTGTAATCCTACCAGATGATAATGGATTATCTTTTGGATATACCTTACCTTCCGATGGCAAATCCAACACTTCCGTTGGAAAATCATATTGCTTTTCGTTCATAACTTTATTATTTTAAGTTTGTATATATAAATACATAATTTTTAAAAAATTGGAAATAAAAAACCCCCACCATTTCTGATGAGGGTTGTCCTTCGGTAGCATCCGTAAGGAATATTTTTTAGAATTCTAACACTGCGTAATCGTAAGTCAATGTTAATGTAATTGTTACAGGTTCATTTGTTGTACTATATGCTAAATCTCCAAAGTTTGCTTGAGAAATAAATGCACCTTTTAATTTCCATTGTTCAATCTTATCACCAACAGGTCCTAATAGGTAAAAATCGATATCTTTTTTATACATTTCTGCATATCCATCTCTACCAGTAATAGATTCGTGTGATAAACGAACCCACTCCATTACTGCTTGTGCTGCTGATGGTACGATTGGGTCATACAAAGTAATTTCCAAATCTTGCCACTCACCTTTACCTTTCAACTTTCTATAAACGTTGATGTGGTCTATTTTTACAGTTTCAAACTGAATTGTTGGGCGGTTAGCCGCACTTACCGTAAATGATGGGATTGCCGTATCGGTCAATTCCATTATATAACGGTTTTTCATTTTTGGTTCGAAGTTCGTATAGAACATCTTATCGAAGGATAGAATATCTGCCATTTTTATTGCCCTTTTATTTAATTATAAATATCTAATTTGTTTGTTTTTATATTATGCTGAGAAACTTGCTCCAGTTGGTAAGATATTGAAATCAATTACTATGAATTCAGCTGTCTTAGCCGGTTGTAAGAAAATTTGTCCCGCCATAATATTTCTATCTATTACATCCGGAGTGTTGTTGGTTTCATCCATTACCACTTTGAATGCGTATAAACCTTGTCTTTGTTGAACTGTCTCCAAATATGGATTAACAGTGTTCAAGAATCTTCCTCTAGTTTCTGAAGTATTTTGTTCGAACACTAAGAAACGAGATGTAGATGCGATGAACTTCTTAACAGTGATAAGTAATCTTCTAACATTGATTCTATCTAAAGCAGATGCTTTATCTTGCAATGTTTTCTGTCCGAATGCTACAATACCTTGTCCAGGGAATGCTGCGATTGGGTTTACTTTGTTCTCATATAGAGTGTCTCTCTCTGCATGTGTTAATCTATTCAATACACTAACTGCTCCTACGATACCACCTCTATTTAAACCAGCAGGTGCGAACCATTCTGCTGCCAATCTATCGTTAGAAGCGTAAACCGCTGGTAACAATGTAGATGGTGGAACAGTTGTAAGTTTGTTAGTATTTGTATCAATTGTTTTAACCCAAGGATAGTAAGTACCAACATAGTTTGAATCAACAGAGTTAGCTTCTTCAGTTGCTTGAGTTATTGTATCTGCGTAATCGTTGAAATCAGCGATATAGAATGCATCTTGTCTTTCTTCAACCATATCAATTACTCTAGTAGTAATAGCTGGGTGTAATCTTCTTACAATACCAGGAGTTGCTACCATATTAATATCATACTCATCAGGATTAGATACTGCCGCAATTGCTTTAGTATATGCTACTGAACCAGATGATGTTGAAGTAGAACAATTAAATCCTTGCGTATTACCAGCACCCCATCCATTATCACCAGCTTTTAATATTGGTATAGTTGGATTCATACCATCAAATCCCATTTGGAATCCTAATACAAATTGTCTTTTAACCATATCTGCTGATTTTGAACCAGTCATTACATAAGTTAAACCATTTGCATCAAATGCGAATGCTACGTTAGAACCAGTCTCAGCGTTTGTTGGAATTGGTTTTAAGTAGTTTGCGTTATCTAATTTAACACCATTAGTTTCAAAATCAAATCCACTAAAATAAATTGGAGATG